ACTCCTTGCCTATCCGCTCAACCGCAGCGACAGCCTCATCGCCGCCGTTGTGGATCGTGATGTGCAGGTCTTTCATGCGTCCCATTAGACCGTCTCTAAGGTGTGTAGCGCAACTCAGGACAGCCGCTCCAGCAGCCCCCGCAACGAAGCGGCGTGGTTTGTCTCAAACATATGCAGTGCGTTCAGTTCAATAGACGCCACGATAATCGCCTCAACCTCTTGGTTGGTGAGTCGCATCCCTTCGATCTCGGAAGCGGCCTGCTCCAGTTGCTCCCGCCACTCCTGGCCTATTCGCTCAACCGCAGCGACGGCTTCATCGCCGCCGGTGTAGATCGTGATGTTCAGGTCTTTCATGCCGTCTAGAGCGCACTACGCAGCCGCTCGCGTCTCCAAGATGTACCGCATGGCCTGCTCCCCAACGTGCTTGGTGTATGCGGGCGGGAATCCTTCCTTAAGTTCTTCCCACGACATATCACGTTCGACGCCCATCGCCTCGCGGCCTTCCTCTACGGTCTTGGCCGTCGATCCGCCGATGACGAGCTTGCCGGTCTTCTTGCAAACGCCTTTGCAGGTGTCGCCCATAACGTGATAGACGCCGACCGGCTTGCCCTGCTCCTGGTGCTTGCAGCCAGAGCCGACCAGCGGGAACGAGGCCAGGAAAAGCCGGTGCCGCCGTACCTTCAGCCCGTAGGCCGAGCCGCACTCAATCGCAGCCCCGTCCATGCCGGGAGCGCCCACGACGTTCTCCACGACCCAAGGAATGTCATAGGTCCGCAGGAGGGCCAGCGTAGGCGTCAGTAGGTCGCCGTGCCTGCTGGTGCCGCCCTGAGCAGTCCGCAGGTGCTTGGCCCGCGTGTGGGCCTGACACGGCGGCGAGGCGTGGATCAGATCGAACTGCGAGACGAAGGCCCGATCCCCAAGGATCGCCAGAGCGTGCGCCCATACGAAACGGTACGGGTAGCTCGCCCGCAGGAAGATGTCCACGCCGGTCGGCTCAAAGCCCGCCTGGGCATAGCCATCGGCAGCCATCCCCGCGCCGCAGAACAGATCAAGAACTCGCATTGCCCGAGCCTACGCGCATAGCCAAATCTGGCAACAGTATTTCCGAGAGCGAATTGCGCTAGGTTGTGGGCCTAGCGCAGTTCGTCTTCCGGCGGCAACGGCACCGCATCGCTCGGCGGCAGTTTCTCCAGCCACTCGCAATACCCGTGCCAGTAGCACCCTTCGCCGCAGTCGGTGAGGAGATCGGCCCCGACGAGCATCGTGCCGCCGGTTCCTGCCACCGGCTGAATCTGCCGGTCGGCGTGGGCCGCGTTGATGGCGGCCAGTTCTTCTAGATGTTGCGAGGCGTCAAGCCACATTTAGACGTTCCTCCCTAGTGCGGCCTGCAAGGCTTGCGTGGCGCTATTGAACGCCGTCACCTGCGCGCCTGTCATGCCAAGGCCGATGGAGTACGACCGGAGCCGCCGCCCGAAGTGAACCGATGGGCCACCGGCAAGGTTACGGGCGAACACGAAGAAGGGTAGCGCGGGGTTGGCGAAGTTTGCCGTCGCCGTAGCCGTCGTTCCAGCAACTCCGTTGGCATATCCAATGTGGTTGGTGGCACTGGTTCGCGATGCCACCACCAACACGGGCGATGTGTAGGAAAGCGTTTGGCCGTTGGCGGTAGAGTTGATAAACGTATTCGCAGCAGTCGCGCTCAACTGGATTTCTGATTCGTGCGTGACGACAAACGGCGGATTCGTGAAGGTGTAAACGCCGAGTGCAATCTGCCCGCTGAACGTACCGGCAGCGTAGACCGACAGGTGGCCGCTCTGCGACAGGTCGGGGATTACGTTGGCGTTGAGGCCAGTGTTCAAATACTTGCTGCTGCCGTTGCCAAGCAGCCCGCCCGTCGATCCTGTCTCAACGTAGTCGCCCGCCGCGAAGTTCACGTTCGTATCCGTCGCGTTCCCGAACTGCGTCCCGCCGAGTGACTGCCCGCGATACAAGGGGACGAGGCAGGCCGCGAGATTGCTGCCGCAGAACAGGTTTAGCCGGTAGAAGCGATCCCGCAGCCCCGCCGCGTCGATGCTAGTGCAGAAGTTCGACACGGCCGCGAGCGTCGAAGCCGACACGCTGCCGCCGTTGGCGATCACGCGAGTCTGCCACGCCAACGCCTCTGGGTGGGCCGTCGCTCGGAAGTAGCCGATCTTGCCTGCAAGCATTAGTGATTCTGCGAGGCCGTGCCGTACCAGTTTGTGCCGTCCGAGACGAACACCAAGATGTCCCGCTTGTTGCTCGTCGCCGTGATCGTCGGCGCTGTGCCGCCAGCCCACAACACGCCGGTGAACGTCGCTGTGAACGTCCCGCCCTGCGTCAAAATCAACGTGATCGAAGCCCCAGCGGTCGCGGCGGGCATCGTGAACGTGCAATTGCCCGAGAGCGTCACGGTCTGGACAGAGCCGGTGGTCAGGGCCAGCGTCGTGGAGGTGCCGCTGTTGCCCACCGCTTGCGTTTGCTCCAAGACGACGGGCAGGCGGGCGAGGGCGACGGTGCCGGTGAGATTCCCCGCATCCACGCTCGTCGGGATCGGGACGATCTCCCACGCCGAACCCGTCCATTGATAGACGCGACCGTTCTGCGTGGATTGGTCGCCTACGGTCGGTGAGGATGGGAACGAGAATGGCATTAGGCTGGCTCCTGCGGCCACGGGATCGGCCCTTCGCCGCTATAGACGCTCGGGAGGTCGCGGAGCGATTGGCGATAGGTGGCCCATGCGGCCCGCTGCGACTCCGAGAGCGGGGAGTCGGCGGCCTGCGTCCAATCGGTTGCCGCTAGCACAAGGTCGCGAACGTGGCGGCAGTAGGCGTTGTTTTCTTCCGGCGGAGAAGACGCGACCGCCAACGCGAGAACACGGGCCACAAGCCAACCGGCTGGCGGGTCAATTGAGGCACCGCCAACATTGGAAATCGTCGCGCCCGGGTCTAGCCCAAGCGCCACAAGGTCAACCCAGCGGACGGGCGGGAAGTTTGTCATGAGTATGAGAGCGTGGAAGGGCCAAAGCTGTAGATGCAGTTGGTCGAATCGCCACCGTTGCCGACTTGGTAGTGCAGGCTGCACCAGCCAGTTGAATCGGCGGTCGGTGCTCCGGTGTTCGTGGCAATTTGAACGCCGTTCCGAAAAAGCGTGCAGCCGCCAGTGCCGTTAGAGTCCAGTATGAAATCGTGGCACTCGTTGTTCAGGAAGTCTGCGCCGCTGTCCGTCTCTGTCGCGGATGTCCCGTTGTGTGTGACAAGCCAAATCCTGCTCTGCCTCACCTCAAACGAAACGCCAGCGGCGTTCAGCGCACCAAACGTGATCGCATTTCGCCCCCAAACGACTCTCATGACCATGTTGGCCGACGGGCTTGCTGTGTTGTGACGAGCAACGCGAACCCTGAGAATCCGCCGCCTTGTCCAACCTTGACCGGCAACATTGCCTTGCGACCAAAGCCCCTGAAGATTGTTCAGACCTCCGGATGTGTACAAGACGGCAGTGCCGTTCGGTGTCGTGCTGGACTGCAAAGACATAACCAGCCCGATACCGAAACCGCCGCCAGCGCCGGACGATGCGCCGCCGCTTGCTGAGTTCAGCCAGTTTGGAAACACTTGCGCATGCGCCAGCAATGAATCCTGCGTTCGCGACGGCGACATTGCGGTCGTTGTGCTTGTGGCTGCCTGCGCCTGTGCTGTCGTGGCGTAGGTCACAGGATCGGCGTAGGTCGAATCGCCACGCAGGAAGTTTGTCGCGGTCGCCCCGCTGCCGAGCCTCGCCGTAGCAAGCACCCCGCTCGTTATGTCACTGGCCGCATGGCTGTGAACCGGCAGGAACGCCCCCGCAGGGCCGATCTCGGCGTATTGGGAACCCGTCCACTGGTAGGCACGCGAGGGGTCGGTCGCGACGTAGATTTTCGACGCTGATCCGGTCGCGGGAAATTGTGCCGTCGTCAGGAAATCCAGCACCTCCGGCGGGGCAGCGGCAGCGACGGCGCTGGCGAAGTCAGTCACCTGAGATGCGCTATGCGTATGAGAGACGCCTGCGGCATCCGTGATCCCGTAGCCTGCCAATGTGGTCGGCGTGCCGGTCAGCTCGCTCCAGGTGCTAGCCCCTCCGCCAGATGCGGCACTGTTCACGGCCGCTACGTACGTTGCCTCGTCAATCTCCTCCATGGCATCCGCCTCAATGAGAGGCGTGATGGCGGCGAGGATGGCGGTGTACTGGGGGAGGTCGGTATCGACGGCGAGGAGGACTCGTCGGAATCCGTCCCGGGGAGCCTGGAGGGCGGTCTGGAAGATGGACTTAGCCGTGCCGGTGGGATAACCCAGCTGGACGTTCAGCGACTGCCGGAGGGCTTCGTACGTGGCTTCTGCGGTAATGTAATAGCGCTGCATTACAGGCCCCATTTCGCAGAGAGATAACGGGTGATCGCCGTCGCCTGCGGACTGCTTAGAGTGGCGTCGTAGACCAGCACCTCACCGATCAATCCCTTATAGAAGTTCTTCAGCGAGCCACCGGACCAGCCGGCACCGATTCTTCCATCAACCCCATAGAACGCCGCCGACGTGGATGGGTTGCCGGAAGCGGAGATCACCGCCAGCCCCGCGGCCGACGATGAGAGGGTGAACGACTGCGTCCCGGAGGATGCCAGATGGACCACCGTCTGGGTGGTGGAAGTAGCCGGATTCACTACCGCAAACGCATGCCACGTTGAGAGCGTCGTGACCGGGAGCGACAGCGTGTCGTTGATGCCGTCGAACGACAGGGCCGGGCGAGTCCCAATAGACGAGACGGTCGGCTGGTTGTTCGTCGCCGTCTGCACCGCCGATGAGCCGAACTTGGCAGACCACTCCCTAGCCGTCTGGGAGTCGTCCAGCCACAGCACTAGCCCGCCAATGGAGCGTGGGTCGAACGACCGGCGAGGGATCACAGGATTCTCCAGCGAGACGACGCGGCGTGATACACCAGCGTGGCTGACCCGCCGTCTGCATACAGGACATAGTTCGCCCCGTACGCAGAGCGGAAGCGATTAGCCGCCGTGCTGGAGGTGGACTCATGGGCCAGCGTGATGTTGGCCGACGCACTCACGTTGACCAGGAGAACACAGAACCCATCCACCGCACTGGCCGCAAGGCCGGTGATGTTCAGCGCTCCGCTCGCGGTGATGTAGATCACATCCGCCACGCCGGGAGCCCAGTCGTTCTGGCTGCTCGTCAGCGATGGAGTGAGGACTACGGGAGTAATCGCATCGGCCCCAGTGCTGCGGTGCGAGGTGGCGTGGGTCGTCGGAACCCGGCTGTCAATCAGCCGACCGTCCGAGCCCAAGACCACCTCCGTAGAAGAGGCGTTGCCAACCGCCGGCACGTTACGCGAGGCAGCGGTCCCCGCATCGGTGACGGCACTCAGGGTGTGCTGATGGCTGGCCAGCGCAGCACCGATGGCCGCCGGGGTGATGGGATCGGTTCCTGCAGACCCGTGCGAACTGGCATGACCAGTAGGGACACGGGCATCGGTGAGCCGGGCGTCGTTGGTTGCCACCGCCCCAATCGATGCGGGGGTAATGGGATCAGTGCCGGCCGAACCGTGAGTCGCCGCATGGCTAGCAGGGGCCCCGCCGCCAAGCGCAGCGATAGAAGCCAGCGTGACCTTGTTCGTCACGGTGCCGTCACCGCTGTCGGCGGCCACCACTGCATCAGCGGCAGCGGAAGAGAGCGGAAGCTGGGAGATGAATGTGTCTGGCATTAGTACTTCACCGTGATGTTCTTGGCGTCCTTAGTGATCAGGTAATTGCCGTTAGCGGCTTTGAGCGTGTACACCACACGCACCACAGGCTGCGGCTTCTTGCGGGGAGCAAGCGTGATGCTGCTTGTCATCCCTTCACCAGCACAGAGAGGTTGCAGCTGGCCGCACCGACGATGACCGGCGCGACGTACCCAAAGCCGAAGCACGCCTCCGGGATCGGGTGGGCACCCACAACCACCGACGTGGTCACGGCAGCGCCATCGGAGAACACCTGAACCGGCACGTCCTCTGGGCCCGCCGATGCATGCCAGCGGATTTGCGTGGCGCCATTGGTATTACCAATGATGACGCCGCCGCCGGAGTACCGGCCGTACGGAATACGCGGCGTGGTAGCCGCCGCCGACGACGCGGCAACGACCGTTGCACCATAGAAGAACCGTTCAATCTGACTCATTATCGACCTTTCGCTCTGTAGGTGTGCTTCTCTAGGATGCGCTCCCGCACATCCGCCGCCTTGGCGCCCGGGTTCTTCCGAAGCTCCTTGGCGACCTCTCGCTTCACGATCTTCTCGTTGATCAGTTTGCGCTGCGGGGCAGCCGGGCCCGGGTCGTAATTGACCGTGCCCGCCACAGCCAGCCGGCGGTTATGGGCCACGCGCATGATGTCGTCGTTCGATGACACCCAGGCTTCGGGGTCTTTCCAGCCACGCTTGTCGGCCAGCCCGCCGCAGTAGTACTTGCCAGAGATATTGATCCCGGCTTCCTTGGCTTCTTTGACCATCCACTTCGCAGACTGCACGGGCATGTCATCCAACTGCTGGTTGTTCATGCGGCCTTCCATGAACGCCCGGTCTGAGCCCTTGGTGCCCGGGGCGACTTGGAGGGCGCACATCGTGGCCCAGCGTTCCCCGTAGGGCAGGGCACGCTTGTACGTCTCAATCGCCTCACGGCCGGCTCGCTGGACTTCGACGGGGATATCCATACTGGGCTATTGTCCTTGGGGGGGCTGCTCACCAGGGGGAGGACCAGGGGGCGGCGGAGGTGGTGGTGGAACGAGGTACGACGACACGTCGAACTGGTTCACCTGACCCCAGGCCGTCATCAGGCTATTGAACAGATCGGGCTGGCCAGCCTGGAGCAGACCCTGCGCCACGGGCATGGCCACCTGCAGGAAGTTGTTGAGGTTCTCCGTCTTCGTCGCGAGATTCGGTTTCCTCGCGCTGCCGGCTTCGACGCGATAGGAATACTCGCGGACAATCGCGTCGGGGTTCTCACCCTGGACGTGCATGCCCCACGCCTGTGCAGCCATCGGTCCCAAGAGCGGTTCCACATCTTGCGGATAGATCAACCACCGGGCGAGGAGGGCTTCCTTGCGGGCGACCTCTGAGAGAGCGTCTTCCAGAATGTTCGCGTAGTCGTCCGGCCTCACTGAAATCTGCTCGGCCTTCACCTGGGCTTCTGCAGCTGACCGGAACTGATTCCGGGTCATGCCATACAAAAGTTCAGTAAGCCCCACGCGGCGGTCGAAGAGTGCGGTGACCTCACTGATGATCTGGTACATGTCCTGGGTCACGCCAGGAGTCTGGAACACCGAGATCACGTCACTGACCGATCTGCCCACCGCCTCCGAGATTTCAACGATGTTGAATCCCTTCTCCGACTTCTCCAGAATCTTGGCCTTCAGGTCTGGGTCAGCCGCCTTGGCAACACCGATCAGCGTCTGCGAGGACGTGGCGATCCGGGTGGCGAGGAAGCTCATCGCCCAATTGATAAACCTCAACTCCGAAATGCCGGGACGGATCAACGAGATCGGCCAGGAGTAGCCGGGTTTGCCATGCCACGCCAGGAGCGTGAAGGGCCAGCCGTTGGGTTCCGCCCAAAAGGGGATCGGCCACTGGGCGGCCAGAAAGAAGTTCTGCGGCACCCCGTTCTCGCCGGCCTCTTCCTGGAGCAGGGCAGGGGGGAGGTTCAATGGGAACTCCACACCCTCTGCGACGACGATGTAACAGTTCTGGCCTAACGAATCAAACTTACCCTGCAGGTCCTTGTCGGCGTCCTTCAGGCGATCCCCGAAGCCGGTCTTGGAGTAAATCTCCCAGTAGCAGATGAGGTCGTTCGTCTTGCCGTTCTTACGCTTGGTTTCGTAGCCACGCTCACCTTCCTCGGTGCGGGAGGCGTAGGATTCGATGTGCCCCTTCAGGTCCTCGCGAGACAGGCCGAACTTCGCTGCTACTTCATCGATGGGCTGCGTCCGCTTGCGGGCGGCCCAGCGGATGTCTTCAAACTCATCGGCATCCGGGTCCCAGACGATGTTGTCGATGGAGTCAAAGAACGACCCAGCGAACTTCACCTGCGAACCAGAAGGGGAATAGAGTTCGTGCCACCAGACACCGGCACCCTTAATGAACGCCTCTTCCACCACCTTGCGAGAGTGGCCTTTGAGGTTCAGCTCGTTGGGGGTGTAGTTCAGGTAGCCTTCCAGCAGCTGGGCGATCACCTTGCGGCGCTCCCACATCATCTGCTGCTGCTGAAGACCCTGCTCGTACATCTGCATCCCGGGGTCCGGCATCATCACCGGCTGGCCATCGGGCCCCATCACGGGACCCTCGGGCCCCATCTGGGGAACCGGCTGCTGCGGGAAGATGCCCAAGAGAGCCGGGCCGACGATGGGGTACTCCTTCGGGCTGACCGTACGCTGCGGGTTGCGGTGATGGATCACCGACGCAAACAGACGCACGGCCTCCCAGACACGGTTGATGCACAACCGGATCGGCGGGGCGTCAATCCCCTTGTTGTAGCCCTTGTCCCCACGCGCGGTGGAGTCCTTCCACATGGTGTCAGGATCGCTGTCATAGAAGCCAAGAGCCTCCGCCGCATCATCGGCAAAGGGCTTCTTGTGCTTCTTGGCCAGTTCGATCTTCTTCAGCCAAGTGGCGACTATGGGGCGCAGGGGATTCTCGTCGGCCATCTAGGTTCTCCTATGGGATCAGTGTCCTAGCGGGCCTTTTTCCCCTCCAGGTCGGCCAGCTTCTTCTCCAGCAAGGCCACCTTTTCCGAGAGAATCGCATCCTTGCCTTTGCGCAGGTCCCAGAAGCCGTATTCCTTCCAGGCCGGGAACTCAGCCACCCCTGGATCGGTGACGTGATGGACGCTCGGACGCTCCACGCCACCGTAGCCCGGGGCGATGACCCAGAGCGTGAGCGTGCGGGACGAGACGGCGGTCACGATGCCCACGTTGGGCTCGGCACCTTCATGGCGGTAGTACTGGACAAAGTCACCCAGGTCAGCCTTCGGCATAGCAAAGTCGGTCATTTTCCAAATCCTTTCGGGGCTAGATACAAAGCAGGGTCTTCGGACTCCCGCTGGCGGCGTTTCTTCTCGGACAGGTACTTCACCCACCACGGCTCGGGACCATAGGTCTTGGGCGGGGCGTGGTACTTGGGCTCGTAGGCACAGAGGTATTCCAAGGATTGACAGGCGTGGACCTCGCCGCGGGTCTGCGGCTCGTCCGTCACGTAGACCTGCCCGTTGACGGTAGTCGTCTTTTTTCGGTAGCGCCTCAGTTCCCTAAGAAGGTTGGGGCAGGAACCTTCTAATATTTTGAGCTTGGTCGTCCCGTCGCCACGGATGTGCAGCATCTGACGGACCATCGCCGTGCGGGCCGGGATGTCGTCGGACCCCGGCATGAATCCAAAGCCGGATATCTGGGAGCGGCAGTTCCGCTTCTTCAGCTCCTCTGAATACAACTCATGGGGCAGTCGGCCCGACCCAAGGTCACGGAGCATGCCGCCGTGCATGTCCATGATGTAGTTGTAGAAGTGCTGGTCCTGGGCCTTCTCCCAGAAGCGCTCGCCAAAGATCAGGCTGTTGCACTGCCGGATATATAGTTCGTCGTAGATGAGCAGGAACTTCTCATCTGGAGGGACAGCCCCGAAGACGCACGCCATCACCGCATGGCCGGGATCGATGGCCACGTAGCGGGTCCAGTCGGGAGGCACCAGACCGGCCGGCAGTTCTGATCTGGGGAGAATGTGGACCGACTGGTTGAACGTCGGGTACATGAGGGTGGATTCAGTCGTGAACTCACCCTCGGCACGCATCTTCAGTTCTTCTTGGCCAAGCGCGCTCCACCGCTCAATGTTCTTCCGCTTTTCCTCATCATCGATAAAGTCGTTATCTAAAAACCTGAACGTGAACTTGCGGATGATCGGATTCTCATCACCGTTCTCAATCGCCTTGTCGGCACGCTCGCACAGACCAATGAGTGCGTCGTTCTTGGAGTGCGGCATGGCTGCCCACACAAAGCGGCCTTTACGATCCGCCAGTCGGGCTTGGCACTCACCCACCCAACGCTCGTTGTTCAAATCCTCGTCCAGCCAAATAAAATCGGCCTGATAGCCCTGGGGCGGCTCGCCTTCCGACGAGAAGCACCAGATGTTCCAGCCGTTGGTCAGTTCGACTTTGTTGAGATAGCCGGCGTTCTTCAGCACCCAACTCATGTCTTTGATGAGCCGTGGTGGGATAAGCGGAGGGGCGGGTTTGCTTTTGGCCTTGTCGTCTCCCTTGCGGAAGGATCGCCACTCTCCAGTCTCTTCATCGCGGATGATGCGGAACGCCCCGGCTTTGAAGAGGATCGGATAGATGACGAGCCCGATGTGTGGCCAGTTGCGGCCGACAATGGCGAGGTTGCCGTCCTTCTCTGGATACTTGCCGTAGGGGTCTTGGCCCGTCACAGCGCGAGCCGCCTCCACTGCGACAGCCAGAGACTTGCCGCCTCGGTTACCACCCAGCACGATCCGCTCGCTCGCCATGCACTTGTGAAACTCTTCCTGATGAGGCATGGGGCGATAGAGCCGCAACGACTCCAGGCGGCGAGACGCAAGCTCGGCCTGCACCTCCCGCATCTGCTGGAGGGCGTGCTGGGAGACTTCAGGACCAGCCGTCTTGGGCGGGTCAGGCAGCTCTATCTTCGGATGCTTTTTCATTCACCTGCCTCATCGACTGAGGGTGCCACTCCCCGCACGTCCACAGGGAGTTCGTCTTCGGATACACCCCCATCGCTTCGGTCGGATGCACCTGCGGCGGGAACCTCATGCACGACCCCTGAATCGACCTCGGCAGTTCCCTCAGCCACCACCGGCAACTCTCGCACGTCCCCATTGCTCTCTATCCTTGCTTGCTTGCCATTCACTTTGATAGCCAGGGCGGCGGCGAGAACGTCCCGCCGATACTGCGCCTCTAGCTCCTCTTCGGTCATCAACTCCAGCGGCTTCTTCGCTCCGCCCATGGCGGTGTTGTTCACGATCAACCGCAGGAGGGAATCCAACTGCTTGGTGCGGAAGGCTCCACCCGCGGGGGCGTCGAAGAACTGCTTCATAAACGCCCGCGAGAAACCCTCCACGCCGCCGAAGTACTTCATCATGCACTCCAGCAGTTCGCTGGAATGCGGGATGTTCGTACCACCGACCCGGGAGGCGGCGATGAAGAGATCGACCGCACCCTTCTCAATCTCAACAAGCTTCTTCTGACTCTTGGTCAGACGGTCGGCTTTGACCTGCTTGTTGCGACACTTCCGGCAGCGGGCGTGGAAGCCGTCCTTGGACTTGTGGAAGTTCTCTGGAGTGAGGGCGTAGCTGACCCCACATTTCACACAGGCCCGATACTCAGCCATTCACTTTCA